AGTTAGTGTAAAGTGCCTCAACCGCAGTAATGATGTTAGAAGTAGTTAATGCTCCAGTTGAACCCTCGTAAGCTAAGTTACCAGTTTCATCAGCGATGATTTTGTTCAATCCATTAACTAAGTCTAAAGAAGAAACAGAGTTAGGTGCAGTTGCTTTGTTACCTTTCCAGATTAACAATTCAACCATCTTCTTGATTTTTCTTTCTAACTCCATCATTAGTCCTGCTTCTACTGGTCCTAAACCATCGTACTCTTGCCCAGCTGGTAAGATTTGACGAGTGAATTTAGCTTCCAAATCGCGGATGCAGTACTGAGTGTTGATTTTTAACGATTCAACCGTAATTGAACGTTGTAAAATGTCTAAATTCCCTGAAGCGTTGAATCCACAAGATGAACCATCTTGGAATAAATCGTAATCATGAGAGAACTCTGGTAATTTATGCGTACCTGGTTTGAAACCAGCTAATACGTTCATAAGACCAGCCGTTTTAGACTTCATTACAGACTTAGCGTAAAATGCGTCTGCGTGTTCTGTTGTGTAATCGGACAATGCCGTTAAATCAAATGCCATTTTTATCTATTTTATTTGTTTTTACTCTCTGCTAAGTAGTCAGCAAATGACTTCTTTGCTTTTGGTTCAGATTCGTTTTCTTTACCGTTGTTTTTTAAATCCTCTCCTTCTTCTTCTTTAAGTTTAGCGTTTAAAGTTTCAATCTCTGCTTTCAAAGTTTCGATCTCTTCTTCTTTTGCTTTCACTTCCGCTACTTTTGCGCTAACCTCGTCAGCTTTAGCAGATACTTCCGCTACTCTGTTATCCTTTTCAGATTTCAAAGTGTTGTACGCTTCCTCTAAAGTTGCCTCTAGTTCTTTGTTAGATGCTTCTAAGTCTGCATTAGCCTCTTTTAACGCTTTAACTTCTTCGTTAAGTTCTGCATAACGCTCTTGAAGTTCGTTTTTAACCTCATCTCCAGATAAAAGTGATTTAATTTTATCTAGGACTGATTTTTCCTCTGCCATGTTTAATTCTTTTGGAATATTTTTAAATTGGTTGATAATATCAGTAGTTGCCATCGCGGCTACTTTGATTCCCTCTGTTAATTGATTTGCAAAACCATACTCTACCGCTTCCGAACCAGTCAGCCACGTTTCCTCGTCCATCATTGCAGTAATTCGTTCGCGGTCTAGGTTACTATTCTTTTCGTAAATACTTAGAATAGTTTCCTTGATCTTATCTAAAGTGTCTGCTTGTTTTCTCATATCATCAGCTTCACCCATAGCCATAGACCATGGATTATGAATCATAAAGAAAGCCGACTCGCTAATATGCAATTCGTCAGCACCTAAAGCAATAACAGTAGCAATGGAAGCGGCTAAAGAGTTAATCTTTACCGTCACTTTGTTTTCGATAGATTTCAGGTAGTTGTAGATTTCGATTCCCTCGAATACTGAACCACCAGGAGAGTTGATATTTACTATAATATCTTCCGAACTAGAAGATACTAAAGCCTTTACTTCGTCCTTAAAATCCTTAGCATAAACACCCCATCCTCCGATTTCGTCGAATAGGTCTATTTCTACTTGGTTATTAGCCTTATGTAAGTTATACCACTTCATAAGACCAATATATTAAGGTTGTTTGGAATAAATGTTTACGTTAATTAAACATCTGGCACCATTTATAGATAGCCGATGGAGATACATTGTGTTTAATCGCTAGTTCCGTATGGATATAGCGGTCTGAAACCTTATCGTCCTTCGCCCTTTCTTCTTTGTATTCATTGTAAATAATGAATGCATTTGCGGTGCGTGGATCAATTAATCCAATCATCATTAACTTAGTGATTACCTCTTTGTCAATCCCTAAATACTGTGATAGCTTCTCTTTCATGTTTATAAAGTTGAATTGTTTTGTATTTCGCTAACTCTAGTTTGTGCTTCGTTTATTTCGATTACGCTTACTGTTGGTTTAAATTCGATACTATCTAATCGACTTAAAATATCGGTTTGAGTAGTATTCGGAGGTGTGATTGTATTCGGTAGTCCGTTGTTGATTATTCCACCTCTTTCAAATTTATCTCCATTACCACCGTATGAGTTTATTGCGGATAATATAGGAGAGAATAGTGCGGTATTTTTCTTATTAATTATCGCTTCGCCTCCCTCGGCTTCGATTTGACCACCTCTTGCCATAATTGGAACGCCTCCCTCGGCATGTGATGGTCCGGATATGATTCCGCCTCGTTGGAATTTTTGAGATGATATAGTTGCGATACTAGCTACCGATTGTGCAATAGCTAATGCGTTTAAACCTTGTGCAATAGTTACACCTGCTAAACCTCCGGTAAATAAGTTAGCAGGGAATAATGGAGATGCAGAGTTTAAATTGTTATATGCTATTTGCCTTTGTAGGTTTACAAGCACATCAGCAATAGCGATAGCCTTTATTATTTTTGCGTTCTTTTGCCTTGCTTTCTCATCTCTTGATAAGAATTCAATAGTAGAATTAAGTAAACCACTAGCAATATTAGTTCTAGCGTCTGCTGCCTCTTGTTCTAGCCTTAACCGTCTATCCCTATCTTTTTTATATTCCTCTAACTCGCTTTTTCTTACTTCATCCGCTTTTTCTATTCTATCTATTTCTAAATCTTCTAATTCTTTATTTACTCTCCTATTAAAATCAACTATTGCGGAATCTTTTGGATCTATTTTTATATCTCCTCTATCTTCAAAAGGATCTTTAGTTTCATCAGTTCCATCAATTTCTAATTCACTCTTTACCTCTTTTACTTGGTCTACTGCTAATTTAGCTTGGTTTATTAATCTAGCGTATAACTTTAAAAATGATGAACTTTGACCGCTTGTAAACTCATCAATTCGTTCCTGGTCTTTCTTTACTTGTCTAATCTGACCTATTAAAACTCTTTGAAGTTCTATTAAACCTGCTTCATCGCTATTCTTAATTAAGTCCGCAATATTTTTATTGAATCTTTCGTTTTCCTTATAAAGCGTTCTTAATGTTTTCTGTCTATTGCTTAGGTTTTCGTCTGTTTTAGCTTGAACCGCTTCGACTGCATCAATTATAACGAATTGATCGTCATATAGTCCTAAACTCTCTCCAAAATCTATTATAGCACTACTTTCTGTTAATTCCGTAATGAATCCCGTAAATGCGTCTACCGTATCTCTTAAAACTCCTTTACTACCACTAAAAGATAATATCAACTCATCCCAAGCAGACTTAGCGCGTTTCAAACTACCCTCTAAAGTATCTCCAGTTTTTAATGCTAATTGTTCAGCCTCTCCAGCTACATCCGCATAATCCTCTCTTAGTTTTTCCAATGCGGTTGATTGATCGGCAAATATGGATAAAGCCTTTGCACCCCTATCTCCTACAAGTTCCGTAGCCGTTCCTAGTTTATCCGTAGAAGTGGCTACAAGTTCCATCGCCCTTTCTAAACTTAACCCTTTCTTGTTTAGCTCGATGAACACCCTATTTAATTGAGTTCCTGCAATACTTCCCGATATACCGTTATCCGCTAATAAAGAAAGCAATGCAGTTGTTTCTTGTAATGTTCTTCCGGTTTGTTTCGCGGCTGGTGCTACAAGTTTAATCGCCTCTTGGAATCTAGTTAAGTTAAGCGCAGATGAACTAAAACTATCCGCCATTACATCAACTACCATTCTAGTATCTTCCGCTTCTAGTCCGAACGCATTCAAAGTACTTGCAGTTGTTTCAGCCGCCTCTGCTAAGTCTAATTTAAAAGCCGTAGCCAAATCTAAAATACCACCACTAGATTCTATAATCTCCTGAGTAGTAAATCCTAACTTAGCTAACTCTTCTTGTAATTGTGCAACCTCTGTTGCAGTAAATAATGATGACTTACCCAAATCCCTAGCGGACTTAGCTAATAGTTCTAATTCTTGTTTGGATGCACCACTAACCGCACCTACAATAGCTATCTGTTGTTCAAAGTCTTTAATAGTGTTTATTGCAGTTTTCGTAAAGTCAATAATAGCATTAACCGCAAAAGCACCAGCAATAACACCACCTACTCTTTTAAACGCATTAGTCATTCCCTGACCTACTCTAGTAGCTAATGACTTAGTATCTCGTAACGAACGATTAAACCTACGAATTGTCGCTTGGTTTTGTGTTATCTCGCCTTGTAGCTCTTTGAATCGCTTACTACCAACTTCTAAACCATCCAACTCATTCTTTAACTCCTTAGTTCGCTTCTTTAACTCGCCAAAAGTCCTAATACTTTGCCCCGTATCTATATTTATTCCGAAAAATACTTCCTGCTTCGCCATTATGGTATATTTATTAATTCAACTTTTACTGTTTCCTCCGTTCCCGTCTTATAATCTTCTATCTTGTTGAGGTAGTAATAATTACCTCTAATATACTTAGGTTTTCTGAAATCTAAGTTTAAAATATCAACTGGTGATAACTTTAAATAAAATGTGCATAACCTACTATTGTTTAACATCTTAACTTGCTCTTTGTAGAACCTTTCGAATAGTCCGAAATCACTCTGACGAATAGCAGTATTATACAACCTAAACGACCTAAATGATAATGATATATCGTTAAAACTACTATCCTTTCTCACAAAATGACTAAACGGCATTTGAGTTTTTGAAACACTATTGAAAGTCCATGCTTTGTCGATTAGTCCACCGTAGATTAGAATCCTATTCTCCAAAGTTATCTTATCGCTAACCGTTCCGTAATTATTCGGAATCCATGGAAGTGGAATAGATTCACCATCTGATTGATCCAACGTAC